GGAATTAATGTCTGGCTGTGGTAATTGGATGATATTTAAAGATGATCATTTACATTATTGTGGTCAATGGTCACATACTGATTATGGTGCAAGAGCAGGAGATGCAAATTGCTATACAGATGTTACAAATCAAGCAGATGTAACAAAAAATGGTTTAAAAGTTGGACAGCCAATAGCAACTGAAAATGTAAATAATGCTTTATATGATTATAATAGAGATATAATAGAACCTAATTTTATAAACTCAAAAGAAACTCCTACTGGATATGAACACCCAGTAGATTGTGGTCAATTAGACAATACTATTGGAGGAGCACCAGATACTCCTTATACTACATCACAAAAAGGATCAAATCCATTTTTCAAAGCAAAAAATGAATGCAGACCTATAAAAGGACCAGGCACACCTCAAAACAATAAATGTGATTTGCCACAATCTGGAATTCAACTTCTTTCTATTTCTGGTCATAGTTTTGTTATGGATGATAGCGTTGAACAACCTAGGGGCACACCAAATTGGCAAAGGTCACTTGATGATTTTGATTTTGGTTGTAGTGATTTATATTTAGGTAGAACATATTGGAAAAGCTGCACTGGTCATGAAATTTCCATGAATGATGTAGAACAACCTTCAAAAGTAAGAACAGCTGAAAATGGAATTAATTTTAAAAGTGCCCTAGGAAATAAAATTTCTTTATGTGATGAAACAATATCAACCTGTCCAGGTTTTGGTGGTCCAACTCGTGGTATAAGTATGAATTCAACAAGTAATCATGTATTTAGAATGATTGACGAAGGTGTTTTTCAGCAAAATATGGAATGTAGAAAAGACGGTTCTGTGCCTGAAAATAATGCAGATAAAGCTTATGTTCAATTAAGAAGCGGATATGGACTAGAACTTTACATGAGTGATAGAGATAGTCAAAAAGATACAAAAACTCAATTTATTAGATTAAGAGCACCACAAAAAGACAATAAAGAAAGAGGACCACATACATTAGAAATGCAAGAGGTTGCTTCTGGTAGAGGTTATGTATTTTTAAGGGCTGGAGGAAATTTAGTTACTTATAGTTATGACGATCACAAAGAAATTGTTGGAGATTCTAAAGATAATCCAGCAGATAAATTTAGCATGGTTACTAAAGATAGAGTTTCAATTACTAGCAATTTCGATTATAAAGCAAATGAATTTTTATTAAACATATCAAAGAAAAAAGCATATATGTTAGCTGGATTAGGCGATTGCAAAAACAAAGATGGCAAAGATAGTTATTGTGTTTACCCTATAGTAGTTTACGATTATATAAATCAGAAATTAAAAATAAGCGATAGAATTTTTGGATCTTGCTCAGATCAAGCCCCAGTACCTACAATATCTAGTTTAGACACAAAAGCAGAAGCAAATGAAAAAAATAAAAAACTAGTAATCTAAAAAAAGCTAGTATTACTACATAATAATATGAGTTTTATTTTAAAAGGTGCTCCTTATCCAATTAGTAAGTCGCCACTGGGATATTTATTTACACAAGAAGGAATAAACGCCTTAAAATCAGATTTAATTCAGTTATTAATGACTAATCCATATGAAAGAGTAATGCTTCCAACATATGGAACTCCCTTGCGTAAGCTTTTGTTTTCTCAAAATGATACAATAACTATAGAAAAAACTAAGGCAGTTATAGCAGCTTCAATCCAGACTTGGGAGCCAAGAATAGTTGTATCAGATATCGAAGTATTTAATGGATACGATAATAAGTTAAATCCATCAAATAATAATCCAAATATTTTAAATGAAAACGATCATATTTTAACAATTAAAATTAAGTTTTTTGACCCGCAAAGAATTGATTATGTAGAAGTTTTAACATTACAATTGCCTACAGGAAGTTGAGGATATAGAAAATGCAAGAAAAGTGTGATATTGTTTCGCCTTATGATATAGGTTCTACACCAAAACAAACAAATATTGTTTCTTTAAATTACACCAATCAAGACTTTTATTCAATGAAAAGTAGATTGGTAGGTTTCATAAAAGAAAAATTTGGGAATGATTTCAATGATTTCGTTGAGTCTAATTTAGCAATTATGTTAATAGAAAATTTTTCTTTTTTAGCAGACACACTTTCATTTAAAATAGATCAAATTGCTAATGAATTATTCATTGATACAGTAACTGAATTAGACAATGCTTTCAGACTTGCAAAATTAACTGGTTTAAAACCACAACCTCCGATTGGATCAAAAGCTTTGTTTTCTGTCAAAACTAATTCAATACAATCTTTTGATATAAAAATTAATACTCCTTATGAAATTGATGTAATTTCAAATCAAACTCCTTTAACTTTTGAATTATATGCAGCCGATCCTTTAAACAGACCAATTTTTGATGAGCCAATTATTATTAGGGCTGGTCAATTAATTAATTCTAATATTGTTGGCATAGCTGGAAAAACTAAAAATTTTAGTTACAATTCAACTGGCTCAATTAATTTAATTTTAGTAATTCCAAGTTTTTCTATTATAAGCGATTCCATAAGAGTTGTGATAAATGGTCAAGAATGGCAGCAAGTTGATTATTTTACTTCTGGTTTGGCAAACAAAGAATATTTGGTTGAATACAATCCAGATTACAGTGCAAATGTTATTTTTGGTAACGGAAATGGCGGTCTGGTTCCTCCAGTTGGCAGTAAAATAGAAGTATTGTATAGAGTAGGAGGTGGTCCAAGTGGAGATGTAGTTACAAATTTTATAAATGCAGAAACTTTAATTCCAGTCGAAGGACAGCCAACAAGCATAAGTGTATTTTTTACAAATTATACAAAAGGAGAGTTTGGATATTCAGGTGATACAGTAGAAGATATTCGTGAGAAAGTACCATTATATCTGAGAACTCAAAATAGAACTGTTTCTGGTGAAGATTATAAAAACTTTGCAAATCAATTTGCAACATCTTACAATGGGATTATGGGTAAGGCTACTGCTGCATTAAGAAGTTATGGCTGTGCTGCAAATATTATTGATTTATTTATATTAATAAGAAATGGTGAAAACAGATTGATCAAAGCAAATTCTCAATTTAAAGAAGAGCTAACAAATTCTATTGATGAGATAAAAATGCTTACTGATGTCATTTGTATTAGAGATGGTGAAATTGTGGATGCTAACATTTTAGTTGATGTTACAATGGATAAATATTATAAAAAATTTGAAGATGATATTAGATATAATATTGAAACAAACATTGAAGTATTCTTTAATTTAAACAATTGGGATTATGGTCAAAGTTTGCAAGAAACTGATATAATTCAAGCTATTTCTAATGTAAAACAAATAAAAAACATTGATGTTACATTTAATACAGTTGAAGTTCCTTCGGGAAAAATAATCACTGTAAAATATTATGAAATCATTAGACCAGAAAGTATTACAGTAAATTTCTTGTATAATTAATTATGGCAGAAAAATATTATTATCAAAATCCAAAAATATCAGACACAGTAGTATTCGATTTATATACTCCTGATGCCAACTGTTGTTTTTTTATAGATCCTTTTTCAGTTGTATCAATTACAATATCATTTGTTGAAAGAAACTTTGTTAATGATTATTCAGCTTTTACAAGTAATAAAACTTTAGATATAGATCTAGAAAAACAATATTTAGAAGCCAAACAAAAAGTTTGTGACTTTCCAGAAAATAAAGATTACATCACAAAATTAAATGTAATTGAAAAAAAACTACTTAAAAGTGCTTCGTCGAAATTTAATAAAATTGAATTCGACAATCTTATAACTGTTCAATCTTATGGCTCAAGTAATAATCCTGTTTGGACACCAACTAAAGTTGATTCAATATTAGAAAAAGTTGTAGATGCTGGTAGTAATATTTTACATGGTCATTTTAAATTTAAATTTAAAAAAGATGGACTTAGAGATGGTGATTATTTTATAAGCTGGAAATGGAGAACAAATGTATCATTGCATGCTCTTTCTTCTAATATTTATTTTAAATTAGCTTCAAACGAAACCGAATATATATTACCTGATAATCTAGAAACACGAAAAGATAAATATACAAATTTATTAAATAAATATTTACCTGATGTTTACAAAAATAAATTAAGCAATACTGATGTAAGTCCTGAAGTTTTAGAAAAATTTAATAATGCTTGTGGAGATGCATTTTCTTATTTAGAAAACTTATCAAATAAAATGTCTTTGTTGATAGATCCGAATTTAATTCAAGAACATCTTTTAGCGTATCTTGGCAATTTTTACAGGCTTTCATTTAAATCAAATGATCCAATTAGATGGAGAAGACAAATATCCAAAGCTGTACCTAATTTTAAACTAAAAGGTACACTTAAAGGTTTAGAGTCTGTACTTGGAGATGCTGGCATATCTATTAAAAAATACACTTCTTTATTCCAGTTATATTCAAAATATACTTGGAATGATGTTTTTTATCCTTTAAACGGCCAAGTTGATTTTATATTATCAAAAATAAGTTTACCAATAAACAATGAAAATTTTGCTGTTTATCTTAGAGAAAATGATATTTTTGTCGAACAACCATTATCAAATATAACAATTGATACAGAAAATAATATTAGCACTGTAACATGGATTGGTTTGCCTTTAAAAAACGGTAATGCCTTAAAAATACTTTATCAGTATAAAAATATTGATGAAAGTATGGAACAAGTATTGGAAGAATACTTAAGAAAATTGCCTTTAGCTGATCTGAGAAATGATTTCAATGTAATTTATCCTCCTAAAAACTGGAATGCTAAAGTTATAGAAGAAGACGATCAATTATTTAATGAGCTTATACCAACTAAAAATCCCTTCAATGAACCAATTGTTTTTGGTAAAATCAGAACTGAATTTCCTTATTCTGAAAATATTTATAACATGGATGAATACAATCGTTCTTTGAGAGACAGTAATAATCCATGTGATATTGATAAAAACTTCTTAGATCCTTGTAGCGGATTTGCTACAACACTTTATAATTTAAATTTAGAAATTGAAAATTTAAACAGCGAAAGAATTCAAGAAGTATTTAATATTTTAAAAGAATTCACGCCATTCCATAGTATTTTACACAGCTTAAATTATTCTGGTTATTTTGAAACTATAATGCTTCCACCTGAAGAAAGTGTAGAAATGCTTGTTACTTGCAGAGTAACAGAAAACCTTATTTCTGGTAACGCTCAAATATTTTTTAACAGAGATATGTTTTTAGGTTTATTACAAAGAGCAGTAAGAAGGGATTCTTTATCAATAATGGATGATTTAGGGGATGAGATTGTTTCTGGTTTTAACTCGAGAATTATGTTGTCATCTTCATTAATTGATTTTACAGATATTGGATTAAATACTAGAACAAATACTTTACTTGAAATATTAAATCCAAGTCCTAATGCGGGTAAATATACGGTGTTAAATCCACAAAAGAATTTAATTCAAGTTCATGAAGAAGCATTAATATCACAGCCTCTTAATCAATCTGAACTTGCATTTACATTGAGCAATATTAATTTTTCTGGTACGGATTTTTCAATTTATCAAGAAAGTATTTATAATTTAAAAGATTTGCTTTTAGTTAATGAAGAAAATCAAAGTACAATTACAACAGTTTTAGATATTCAAAAAGGCAGAACAACAACTTGTTTTAAAATTAAGTATTATACTACATTTCCAACAACATTTAACATCTATAACATTTATGATATTAATCCAGATGGATCTATAATACTAGAATATGATAACACTCTGCCTGCTCTTAGCGAAGGTAATGTCATAAACGATATTAAATATGATTTAATAAATGGAATCAACCAAAAAATATATTTCTCTACTTCAGGATCTTTAACTGCTGAAAATAAAGGATTGATTACTTGTAATGATAGTAATTTTGGCAGTGCAAAAGAGCGTGTTAAAATCGGTAATTATTTTAATTATATTACAGCAGATAAGAAATATGTTGTTTTAAGTTATGGGTGCAATGATAATGAATTTTATATTAGTGATTGGGATAGTGGTAATATAGTAGGGTTTAGTGGTCAAATATTAGACATGATAGTTCCTGAAAAATCTGGTAATTTAGTATATGATGGTATCATCATAGAAAAGCCATCAATTATACCTACTTTACAAAGGTCCGATGTTTCTGGATCTTTAGATGACGATACATTTAAAGAAAACTTTATTATTACTATTGATGATGCTCTTTATAAAATTGTAAATTTTTACACAGAGCTTTCAACAGATTATTTAGTACTTTCTGGATTACCATTAAATCTTGGAACTTTTATTAGTGGCGGATCATCATTAACAGTTAATTGCAAACAATTCAAAAAGAAAAAAAATATAATTTATAATTTATATTTAGATTTGAAAAACTCAATTGAACCTATTGGTAATTATGTAATAAGTTGTGATTTAAATAGAAGTGGAGCTAATCAAGTGACTGCTAAAAATAATAATGGAGAAGAACTAATTATTTGTGATTCATCAACACTTAGATTAGAGGAATTAAGAAATTCTATGATTGCTATAGATGATAACAAGAAAAGCAATGATCCGAGTGATATAATTAATCAAAAAGAAAATGTATCATTTGTTATTGAAACAAAAGATGGAAAAAATACGAAAGGTAATGTTTAATATGTATAATTCAGCTTTGAGTACTATTGGTGATGTTGATATGGTTATAAATTATAAAAATGGTGATATTTTTAAGAAAAATTTTAAAAATACAGTGTTGAAGACTGGGAGAGAAGCTTTAGTAAAGTCTTTAACTAGGAATTTAGATAATTGCACCACTGATTCTGGTAAAATAACTTCAAGTTTTGAATATTACATAAAATCTATGATTTTTGGAGATGGAGGAGAATCAGAAAGTGTACCGTTGTATGTAGACGCTAATAGAAATGGTCTTTATGGCATTACAAGGGCTACAAAGCCTGTAATTTCTCAAATTAATCCTTCTAACACAACTCAGGGCATCTTTACATCTGTTTTAACTTATACAGATGCTAATGGATATTCATTAAATGAGATGGCATTAGTAATGGGTACGGGAAATTTGTACAGTATGATTACCTTTGGTGCAATTAAAAAAACAGACCAAATGCAGATAACTTGGAATTGGAATTTAAATTTCATTTGATAAATAATTTACTTTGAAAATATATAGATATTATGCCAAATATAAACAATATCAATGTACCAACTTATGAAGCAATACAACCTTATCATTATATTTATGATAATTTACCTATTGCTGCCTTAATTTTAAGACAAAATGTTCTTAATGATGCTGTAGACTTTAATACAAATGTACTTGAGAATTCCATTGGATCAAGAGTTGATTTATCTGCTAGGC